TCATTAGCTGTACGCTTTTGTTGTCGTGTATAACCAAGGTCACCTGTCACCATAGCGCTACCACGGTTAATCTGAGCTGGTACATCAGACAAGAATAGTTTACGTACGTTAGCTGGTACGTTGTCAATCAGATCTGTAGCAGGTGAAGGAGTAAGCAATGGTTTTTTGTCTCCACTTGCAGCGTTATTTGCTTGACGTTGGGCGTTGAAAATCTCACTAGGTTTAAGACCAAACTGCTCAGCAACACGAAGCACACCGGGTGGGTACTGCATAGCACCAGAAACAGAAGACATATACGCTGCATCCATTTCATCTGGAGTAGCTAGTGTAAACGGTTGATCAACAACAGCGATACCACGGCTAAGCATCTTTTTATCAATATAAACGCTCCGCTCTTGAGCTTCTCTATCAGAAGTTTCGATATTAGGGAACACCAGCCTGTTATTTAAGAAGCCGGTGTCACGGTAAAAGGGGCTAGACTGATCCCCATTACGACCAGCATCAACCATTCGGTTGACATTTTCAAGGGCTTTAAGCGGGTCATTAGTTAATTTAAGTTCTTTAAGATATTCTTGCTCTAGACGAGCATTTACCAAGAATGTTTGGGCGCTACCCTGCTCTTCATTGGGGTCAATTTTAGTCAGGTTACGAGCTGTAGATTTAAGACCTTTTTTAATCCCTAATGCTTCAGGTCCATACTTATTTAACTCTTGTTGTTCATAAGCAGCACGGGCTGTTTTTTGCAATGTAGCGTCTTGAATGCTATTAACAAAGGTAAGGTCAAGATTACCAAACTTAGTTTTTTGAGCAACTAGGTTTTCTACAATTTCCTTGTTTTTCTTAAGAGCTTCCCGTTCAATAGCTGCAATAACAGGAGGTACGGTCATACCTTTACCATAATAACGCTGCTTAACAAGCATAGCTGCTTGCTCAGGGTTTTCATCATATGCCTGTTGAATTGAATCAATGTTGGCATTTACCCATGCGTTGTCTTCTGCTTTCTTCAAAGCTTCGTCAGCATTTTGCAGTTTGACAAAATTTGCTTGACGTTGTTTAATACCAGCAGCACGACGGTTAGGCCATGTATCACCGTACTTTTTACCATCACCGTTGATGTCTAGGTTATCAATAACTTCTAACGGAACGTTATTATTGGCATACAGTGCGACAACCGCATCGTGAGCCTTGGCTGCACCAAAAGCTTTACGCCGACCATCAAACGCCAAAGCAATAGCTTCAGTCGTACCTGCAGATTCAATATCAGTATACCGTTGCTCCAAAGCAGCATCAACACGCTTCAGTTCTTCAGCCCTAGCATTACTAACCTGAGCATCACCGAATTGATTAATCTTTTCTGCAGCATCAGCTAAATACAAAGGATCCGAAAATCCCATATATTTAAAAGTATCGACCTTAGTCTTTTGCTTAAGGTCTTGCATTAAGTATTGGTTAGACCTGGCTTCAACACCAGTATATGTCTGACCATTAGGAGCAGTATAAACCTTATCTGCATCCTGCATACGCTTAGTCAGCGTAATTGTATAAACTTGATAAGCTACTCTGTTGTCTAGAACTTTAGCCTGAATACCTGAATAAGCAGGGTTACTTAGATAACCCTTTTTAGTGTCAAGAGGGTCTTCATTACTTGAAACTGCATTTGCTGCAATTTCAGCATTTAAGGCAACACCACCGCTTGCAAAAGTATTCTCAGCATCAATGTACTCCTCAAGCGATTGGGGATCAAAAGCCTCAAGCGGTGCCGCAGCAGCTTCAGCAGTCTGATCTTCAATCATCTGCCTAGTACGTTCAGCTGAAGCTTTTTGAAGACTTGTGCTAAAACCTACCAGACTGTTAATAATACTTTCTGTAGCAGCAGCATCTATTTGAGCCTGCTTTTCTGCTCCCTGAATATCAGCAATCTTTTGCATACTCTCATTTTCGAGATTCTGCATTTGAATTGCTTGATTTTCTTTTGTAATGCGTTCTGTGTAAGCGGCATTCTCTCTCATTGCACGGAGGTTTTCGTCACGCTGTTCTTTTTCAGCACGACGTTGACGCTCCATACCTTGGATAATCCGGTTGCTTTCATCACGCATCCGGTCAATACCCGCTGTACTTAATTGTTGTGGACGAAACCCTCTACTACGTGCAGTGGGTTGATATTGGATACGTGCCATAAATTACTGACCAAAGAAATTCTTACTAAAATCTGCACCCGCCAAAGCACTAGCTCCAGAAGTAACACCGCTAACAATAGGTGCCCAGGTGCTCTGCTGTTGAGCTGGTGGTACAAACCCAGGAATAGCCTTCATACGTTCAACAAAGATACGCTCTGGCGGCTTTTCAGGACGGGGGTCATACGACAAACGTTCAGGAAATAACATCATATTAGCCCTGGTGTTAACGTCAGAAACTCGACGCTCAAGACCAATTTGCTCCACATTACGTACTGTTTCAGCAATAGTACTCTTCATGTTCTCTCTCATAACATCGAGATTGAACTTAGCAGTTTCTTCAGCATCTTTGATAGCATTATCAATACGTTGTAGATTAAGACCAACTCCTGCCTCTTGAAGACTGGCGTCAGCATTAAGTTCTGCCAGTTTTACAGCAGCTTGTTTGTACTTACCAGACAATTCAGAATCAAGTGCCATCAAACCACGATGCAGTTCAGCCATGTTAGACTGCATAGCTTTAGCAGTAGATTTACCAGCTTGACCAGCAGCTTGAACAGAACCTTCAGCAATTAAATTTTTAACCATTGAAGACTCTTTTGCCAAGGCACTTTGAGTCATTAATTCGTTAATACTATTCTGAAACCCTACAGCACCAAACGCTTGTCTAGAACGAATGCCTTGTATTTTTTGAAACTGCTCCTGGCGATTGATGTTTTGCTCAACATAAGTTTGTTTAAGCGCATCTTTTGATTGCCTGTGTTGAAACTGCTGTTTAATAAAAGCTTCATTAATAGCATCTTGCTCTGCTTGAATACCTTGAGCAGCTGCCTCAGCGTTTAACCCAAGCTGTTCAATACCAATTGCCGTGCTTTTTTGGTACTGTTTAAGGCGTTGAAGATATTGGTAGTCTTGGATTTCTTTACCACGTTCCCAGTCTCTAATCTTAGTCTCATAACTATACTTATAAGTTGCCTTGTAATTAGCAAGTTCGGCAGCATCAAGTTTAGCGTTATGCTCGTTAGTTAACTTAGCAACTTTTTTATTATGCTCTTCCTGTTGTTTTTGTGCCTTTCTAGCAGCAGCGTTTGAACTAGAAGCTTGCCGGGATCCCATGATACCACCAGCAATAGAACCGATAGCGGCGACGGCGGCAAAGCCCCAGTTCATCTCCAGACCAGATACAGTTAGCTGTTGGTCTAGGAGGTTATTACCTTTTGGATTAAACATTAAGCCCTCCTATAGAATCGTGGAGAATAAATACCCTCCCACATCATTGACACCAACGATACAGGGTATGGAAAATCACTTGTCACTTTCAATTCAAAATTAGTATTACGTTGATGGATGGGGACAATAAATTGTCTCTCATCTTTTACAGGATTGCTATCAGCACTATACCGATCACCATCAGTTGTATGCTCTACATTCTTCCATTCGTTAGATCCATCGGCTTTTACTTTAAACCGGATAGCACCAGTTCTACCGACAGAAAATTTAACCCGTGAAACAGTCAGAGCAGCGGTAAAGTCAGTGACATTAGGCTGTGGTCGATAGTAAAACTTAGGTAGTGTTACTTCAAAATCATAACCATAACCTACAATAATACCGTCGTCATAGTCAGTAAACTTACCTTTAACTTCAAAATAGCGGTAACCTGTACTGGTTTCCGTACGTTCTTCTACTGCAGCATAGTAACCAGCATCAGCATCAATTGCTGAATCTGTATCTACATCTGCTGTAGGAACACCTAGTAACATGATAGCTTGTTTACTATCAATAGGAGTATACGGGACATAGATCTTGGTGATGTCATTAGTCTCGTCATACACCACCGCATCGACGCTAGCGTGCGGCTTGACGGGGCGTGTAGCCATGTCTAGGCATGGATTACCCGTCATGCTAGTTGTCGTTGCTACAACGTCTCCTGTGGGGATCTGGTCAAGCACTACCTTACCAATGGTGTACTCATCCTCATGCTGAGACACAATGATGACATCATCATCAATAGTATCTACAGCTTGAATAGTAGTAGGTAGTTGCCACTTAGTCCACGCTTGGAATAGATCTTGCTCACCATTGTTGTAGAACCTGTATAGGTAGATATAAGATGAAGATCTATCTGCCAACATAATGACAGAGTTTTGTGGGCTGACAGAAAGGCTATCGATAGTATCAGGAATCCACTCTAGAACTGTTTTACTGATGTCAACCACAAGTGGGCTTTGTTCAATCTCCCGAAGCTGCAAAGTAAACAACTTAGCATAACCTGGTACTGTATTAATGAAACCTGTTGTGGTACCAATATCTACAGGGGGAATATTAGCGTTCATCTCATAGTTAGAGATAGCCCTTATAATGGTTGTCGTAGGTGTAAGCGTAGTGCCATTAGTAGAAAGCACTTGGAACTGCTGCCTAGCGCTAAACAACAAAAGACCTTGTGGAGAAGGTAGGACATCAGTCAAGACAACAGGTCTAACACTAGCTACGTTCAGATCAACAGGATCAGCATTGGTCTGTGCTAATGCAGATGTAACAAAAAAATTAAACGAATCATTAGCTCTACCAAAGAAAATATTATCCTCTGAAAGAACGCCAAATCTATTATTATAGAAAAATGTTGCGTTTATAGGATAGCCAATAAACGAAGGTTTAGGGTTGCTATTATCATCACCAACCTGCCTTGCTGTCCAAGGGATTTGTTTAAAGGTAAATGTAGTAGCACCTGTATTCTCTAGCTGATAAGGCATGGTAGCAGCATCGAGTCCAGGAGATGTATCTCTAGCAAGTGCCTCTTTCCAAAAACCTTTACCACGTGTACCATTATTTGCCTCGTACTCTAGATAATAGTCATCATCTGCAGAGCTTGTATTAGTAATCTTTACATGATGACCATCAAAAGATTCTGCAGGTAGATCACTAACATCTGCCACACTATCCTGAAATACCTCCAGAGATAGGTTGGCAATACCACCTTTTCCTTCAATAGTAAATGCAAGAGGTGTACCAGTAGGCTGCGTGTAATCTGTAACTACAGCATTTGTGCCAGACGTACGTTTAATTACAAGGCTGTTAGGGTATGCTTCTAACGACCACACTCCATCAAAATCAGAATTGTTTGCTGTATGTTGTGCAGTAATAGTAGCATGTATAGCGTCAATTAGATGGTGATTAGTGTTGGTACTAGCGCTATTATAAACAAGAAAATCGTCATAAGTAGTAGTGCTCTGGGCTTCAACTTCAGATTTAATACCTTGAATAGTAACAGAATATTTATCCTCAGTTAGAGATACCAGTTTAACTGTAGCTACAGAATTAGCAACATACGTTCCGGCTGCTTGCATTGCAGTGTTAACTGTTTTGTTGGTAATAACAGTAACATCTTGCACACTACGGAAGTGGTAATCAGATTGCTTAGTACCAGTCAGGTAAGAAGTACCGTTGTTAGTTACTGTACACCAGGTACCATCAGCTTTAGTCCATACATAAATGTTAGTACCTTTGATAGCACCAATATAAGAACCTGCATTATCACGGTCAATAAAGAACCATGCAGCATCAGCTAGTTCTGTCTTGGTAAATGCTGTACCATCTGCTTTTTTAAGTACGTTAACATGCTCCATGCCAGGTCTTTTAAGGAGACCATAGGTTGGATCAGGGTATCCATTAACGCATTCAGTAACCTGATTAATTAATTTTTTGTCATCATTCTGGCGGGATACACCACCAAGAAAATTAGGAGTTGTTTGAGTTACTGCTGGCATTAGCGTTGTAGGGTATGGAACGGCTTATATGGGCGATAGAAGTTACCATGACTAGGTGATCCAAAGAAAGAATAATCACCTTGGTTGCACTCATACTCCAAAGCTTGAGAGCGTGTAACAGCTTCTTTCTGTTGCAGGATTTGGTATTGATTAGAATCACCGATAATACGGCTAGACACAATAGCCGCAGCACGTGCTACAATGTATGCCTGGATCGGTTGTGGAATACTTTCCCAATCAAAGTACCACACAATATCTACATAGACAGTCTCTGCTGTCCACTTGTAACTATGTGCTTTCTTGTCGTAGAGTTTGCCTCCACGGAACACAGCATCCTTTTCAATGTTTTCAGGATAACCCTGGTTAAGGTCCATCTGTAGAACATCGTCTGCAATCCTGATTTCATTGTTAGAATCAGGTGTAATTTTATAATCAAACTCAGTATTATATGACCAGCCTTCAGCCTGTACTTCACGTGACACTTCTCTCAGGGTGTTGAGTGCAATCGCAACGTCCGGGTTGGTTTGAGTTTCAACTCTAGTAGTAACCTCACTACGAGTTAGAGTACGTTCAGCTACAGTCTGAGAAATGTTCAGAGTGTAGTTGTAAGTAACAGGGTCAGTAGCAGGAGTGACTTCTACACCAGCAACAGCAATAGACGTACCAGCTGTAACACCAGTTCCGCCGATATAAGTACCGACAGGAATGTTAGCAGTTTCAGTAGTCAAAGTGGTGCCAGAAATAGAGCCAGTAAACCGGCTGACCTCACTAACAACAAAGGTTTCTTCAGTTGTCAACGTGGTAACAGGAGCCTGACCAACTGACGCCAGGATCTGATTAACAGCTTTAAGCTCAGTGGAGCCAGTAGTTAGGTAAGGCATAATTGCAAATGAGTATTATTCTCAATAAAGAATTAAAAAAAAGGAGCCCCCGAAGAGGCTCCCATATAACCGCAATCAGAAGGCGGCAGGCTTGGTAGCAGTACCAGCAAACAGTTCCACAGCAGCAGCGGGATTCAGGTAGTCAGCACCCATGGCGAGACGACCCAGGATCACGTCACCCTGGTAGATGGTGGACACGTCGCCACTGGTGACTTGCACCTGAGGAGCGATAGCTTCCACACAACCAGCGGCTTCACGCTGGAAGATCAGACCGCAGCTGTTAGCAAATTCGGTCTCTTCACCGTACTCGTTGTTGATACCGGTAACATCGTTAGCAGCATCCTCAACAGCTTCAGACACGAACGAACCGGTGTTACCAGGATCGGTAGTACCGGGGTTAGTGGCAGAGCCAGTACCGTACTTAGTACCATACTGAGAGAAGAACGGGATGTTCATGGACTTGTAGATCTTGATACCAGCGATCTCAATGATGCCGTTGCCGCTTTGCAGCGCGGTACCTTGAGTATCACGGTTCACCAATCCGTTAGTACCAATCGCTTGGATCAGTGCATAGTATTGGCGAGGGTTCAGAACACCCACACGTCCGTCTTGAGACACACCCTTTTCATCCAGTGCAGCGGCAGCATCATAGAATGCATTAACCAGTGCAGAATCATCATAAGCATCAGAAGCGTTGGCAGTAGTACCAACACGGATCTGAGTACCACCGGGCTCAACATAGTTAGCCTTGGTGATCGGAGAAGCAGCACGTGCACCACGGGTGATAGCACGGAAGATCAGACGGTCATACTTTTGAGCAAGAGCGTAACCGATCTTACGAGAGATCTCAGAGCGCATGTCGTAATGAGAAAGGGTCTCATCAAGATCATACAGGAATGCACTGGAGATCAGCAGATCATCGACCGTGATGGTCTTCTCGGCCACCGGGGGTGCACCGTTGGAATCACCCAGGATGCTGTTACCAGGAGTATGGTACTCAGCCTTGGTGTGACCCGTGTAGATGAACTGCAGAGACTTACCGTTGGTCAGCGTACGACGCATAACCAGATCCCGAGCGATAGCATTATGCTGGAATCCTTTAAACATTTCTCCACTGAACAACTTCAAGTAGAGAGCGCGGGCATCACCCGTCGAGTTAGATTGACCTGGGCGAGTCAGACTCGCAGCCATGTCAGAAGATTGAAAAGCCATTTTAATTTAAGGTTAAAAGTATTAAACAGACTTCAAACGTTTGAAAAAATTTTTGTGGTCTATTCCCACCGTCTAGACGGCTAGAGGTATCGGCGTACCGGCTCTAACCAATGCAAGGGAGGTCCGACTCTGAGGTGCCTCCCAAGCTTTTTACAGAAGACCTTTAAGGCACTTCTTTTGTTTGCGGCATTCGGCTTTTTTATCACCGCAATGACCACAACGTTTAAACACAACCTGGTTATCGCCTGGTGTCATAGGTGTGACGTTGGCTGTAACCTTATTAGATTGCATTGACTTAGCACTTTTACGAGCTGGCATAATTAGTTAAGAACAGTTTTTTTATATGCTGTGCCACGGTAGCACAGTGCGACTTCTTTTTGTTGACGGAGCATTTTGTTATACTCTTTGATGATGAAGCGCTTTTCGAGATCAGACATAGTTCGTACAAGATTAAACCTAAGCCCCGTTCCATGCTTAGGCAACATGCGTCCCGTAAGGGATGAACGTACGAATTAATTACTTGCCTTTATAACCACGCATAAACTCAATAGCCTGGTTGGTCTTTTGAGTGCGTTGTTTTAGTTTATTAAAGAGCCCAACATGACTGGGCACCTGTTTTGGTTTTGGTTGTTTTTTAGGCTTTGCCATTGTATTAACCAATAGAAGGGGCAGTGAGAGCAACAGGAGTAGTCTCAGCAGCCGCCAAATCAAGGGGGAAATTGTGTGCATTACGTTCGTGCATGACCTCCATACCAAGACCAGCTCGGTTCAGGATGTCTGCCCACGTATTAATTACATGACCTTCACGGTCTTGAATAGACTGGTTAAAGTTAAACCCATTCAGGTTAAAAGCCATGGTAGATACACCAAGAGCAGTAAACCAGATACCAACAACAGGCCAAGCTGCCAAAAAGAAGTGGAGACTACGGCTGTTGTTAAAAGAAGCGTACTGGAAAATAAGACGACCAAAGTATCCATGAGCGGCTACAATGTTATAGGTCTCTTCTTCTTGACCGAACTTATAACCATAGTTCTGACTTACCTCTTCAGTAGTCTCACGGATAAGTGAGGAGGTAACCAGACTACCATGCATAGCAGAGAATAAAGAGCCACCGAAGACTCCAGCAACTCCCAGCATATGGAATGGATGCATAAGGATGT